ATCGTAACGCGATCCGGCAAAGGTTCGTCACTAACTCACACGGAAGTTGACGCAAACTTCACCAATCTAAACGCAGACAAGCTGGAACTTGCTGGCGGCACAATGTCGGGCAGCTTGGTGCTTAATGCGGACCCCACTGCGGGCCTACAGGCAACCACAAAGCAGTACGTGGACACAACCACGGCAACGGCTGCTCAGGGTGCAAACGCAGACACCGCGCATGGCTGGGGCAATCACGCCTTGGCGGGCTACGCCACAGCAGCACAAGGTACTCTTGCCGACAGCGCAGTGCAGCCTAATGACAACCCTACGTTTGCAGGGCTGACTACTACTGGCACCATTACAGCCAACCAGTTCGTCGGTGGTGGTGCTATTATCCTAGTTGGCGACCAGTCAAACGGCACAAGTTATTCAACAACTTCAAAGAATTATCAAACTGCGTCACGCTTTCAGATAACACCCAGTACCTCTACAAGCCGCCTGATGGGTTGGTTTTACTGTCAGATGAGGGCCACAGGTGGTCAATCTGATGGAGACATGGGTAACACAGCAAGGGTCCACTACTTAAACAGCAGCAACACGTGGACGGCATCAGGCAATCTTGCTCAGAACTTACGCACCGAAAACAGCATTAACACAGGACTGCAAGAGATAGCGGTGACGTTCCCCGTCTTGCTCGACCAAGATGGCTTAAACCCAAGCGGTGCGTGGGACGTAGCAATTAGGCACTACGAGGTTTATGACGCCACTAGCGCTATCGACGACGGCAGGTTTTACTACATGGAGTACGAACCATGATTGACCTTAAAGCACTCGCCCTGACGCTGGGCCACAATGACTTTTCCGTCAAGAACGCTACCGAGTTCTCTGTAGATGACGGTGATACGTGGGCAGACCTCGACGGGCTTACGGATTTGCAACGGTCTACCTACGACACTGAGTTAGCTGCGCTGACTGCGAGACGCACGTCTGACGCACGCATAGCAGAACTAAAGAAAATGCTAATCGACACAGACTATGTGGTTCTCCCTGACTACGATCAGGACAAAGCAGATGTCCTTGCTGACAGGCAGTCTTGGCGTGAAGAGATTAGAACTCTGGAGGGCAACTAATGTCAGGATACATCGGCACGCAGCCAGTACCACAGGCTACACAGACCCGTGATGCCTTCACTACGCAGAAATATCCAAGCAGGTTGCTGCGGGTACACTGACAATACAGGATGCTGATTGATGACTGAAACATATTACGTTGAGCCTGACTACTGGATTTCCGGCTATGCTCAGGGTGATATATTCGAGGCAAGCGCCGTCGTGTCTTCGGACATGACTGCGACTGCTGGTGCTTCGAGCGTGCAGAACGTTGCTAGCGCAGCATCAGCGGCACTAACTGCAACTGCGCTGGCGACACGCATACAGCACGATGCATCCTCTATACTGAGCGCACTGACGACATCTTCACATGCAGTCTCATTGCAAAACGCTGCATCTCAACTGGCCGCATCTCTATCAGCGTCAGCTATTGCTAGAAGAGTTCGGGATAGTAGTGCATCTGCTGCGTTTTCTGTTATAGTGTCTGCAAATGCACGTTTCTTGTGGGAGCCTGAACCTTCCGCAACAGACATTTGGACAGAGCAGGGCCAAGCAAGCTCAACATGGGTTGGCGTTAGCGGGGCTTCAGCGAATTGGACGGAACAAGGCCAAGCAAGCTCAACATGGGTTGACGCAGGTAAGGCAACAACGATTTGGGTGGACGAATAGATGGCGAATACAACAAACCAAGGCTGGGCCAAGCCCACCATCGGCGGCTCCGCTGACACTTGGGGTCAAACCGTAAACGACGCAATCGACGCGATTGATACGCTGGTAGGCAGTGTAACTGCTGCTGAGGTCGCCAAGTTGGACGGGCTGACAGCGACAACGGCGGAGTTAAACGCACTGTCTGGCATGACAGCAACTTCAGTTGAGCTTTCATATAGCAGCGGGGTAACTTCAGCGCTCCAAACGCAACTGGACGCTAAAGCTCCACTGGCTTCCCCAACGTTTACGGGCAGCGTTACTTTGGGCGATTGGGCAATATCGCTATCTGGCTCTGACTTGGTGTTTTCTCACAGCGGGACTGCTCGGTTGAAACTGTCAAGCGTCGGTGCTTTGACCGCAGAGGGCGATGTAACAGCTTTTGGTGATGCGTAATGGCTATTCAATCATCAGGAATAATTACCCTTCAAGACATTGAGGATGAGTTCGGTGGCACTGGGTCTGTCAGCCTCTCCGAGTATTACCGCAACGGTGCTTATGTAACGTCAAATAACACGTCTGTTCCGACTAGTGGTGCTATTAGCCTGTCTAATTTTTATGGTGCCACAAATCAGTTTACATTTAACATCAGTAGCCACACGCAAAACGCAAACATCCGTACACTAGCTATTAATGCAGGCTGGGACGGTTCAGCGCCTCTAATTGCTAACGTCAACTCTGGTGTCTACTTGTGGTCAGACTCTACCTCTACTGGTGGTGCTATTATTTCTGGTTCTTTTGCTGGTGGTCTAACCCTTAATAACTACGGCAAGATCATAGGTAGGGGCGGTAACGCAGGCCAAAACGGTGGACCTGCCCTGACTGTTGCTTCTTCTGGGGTTGCAGTGCTTAATGCTTCTGGTGCTTACATCGCAGGCGGCGGCGGTGGTGGTGGGAGTTCCTATAGCGGTGACAATGGCACGAACAGCAACAAAGACTGGATAAACGGCGGCGGCGGTGCAGGCGGTGGTTCAGGTGCTGGCTATGCGGCTGGTTCTGGTGGCGCTATTGGTCAGGCGGGTTCTAACGGAGGGGCAACCAGCAGTAGAGATGAAGGCCCCGGCGCACCCGCTGGCGGCGGCGGTGCAGGTGGCGGCTCTGGCGGCGACATCTCACGGAACTCAGGCACAACACAAGCTGGCGGCGGCGGCGGTGGTCGTATCCTGCCGGGTGTTGGCGGCACAAAGTCTGAACATGGTGAAGGTAATGGCGGTTCAGCAGGTGCTGTTGGTGGCGGCGGCGGTGGTGGCGGCTGGGGTGCATCTGGTGGTGCTACTACTGGGACTATCTACCCCAACAACGGTGGTACTCGTACTAATCCTGGCGCTGGCGGTGCAGCTATTTCAGGCACATCAGTCTCACTGACCAACAACGGTACAATATACGGAAGCACATAATGGCACTTATCCCACTTAAAGTCCCTGCTGGTTTTTACCGCAATGGCACCGACCTTGATGCTGCTGGCCGTTGGCGTGATGGTAGCTTGGTTCGTTGGCGTGACGGATCGCTTCGACCAATCGGCGGCTGGCAAGCTCGCAAAGACGGGTTTAGCGCAGAGCCAACACGCGGGATGCACTCTTGGGAGGCCAACGACGGTACGGCTTGGCTTGCAGGTGGCTCTCACACTGAGTTGAGTGTCATGACGGGATCAAACACGGTTTACGACATTGCTCCATCTGACTTGGCCACTGGCCGTGCGGATGCCGAGGTTGAGACTGGATACGGTTATGGCTTTTACGGCACTGGCTTTTACGGCACGCCGCGACCTGACTACGGAAACTACTCAGAGGCAACAACGTGGAGCTTAGACAACTGGGGCGAGTACTTGGTCGGATGTAACTCGTCTGACGGCCGGCTGCTTGAGTGGCAGCTAAACACTGGCACAGATGCGGTGGCAATTGCCAACGCGCCTACGTTAAACTCAAGCCTTATTGTGACTGAAGAGCGCTTCATCTTTGCACTTGGCTCTGGCGGCAACCCTCGCAAGATTTCGTGGTGCGACCGTGAGGACAATACACTTTGGACTGCCGCAGCAACAAACGAAGCTGGTGACATCGAACTACAAACCTCTGGGCAAATTATGCTGGCGACCCGCACTAAGGGTCAGACGCTCATCCTCACTGACGTAGACGCCCACACAGCGCGTTACCAAGGCCCGCCATACGTTTACGGCTTTGAGCGCGTAGGCACGTCCTGCGGGGCTATTTCACGGCGCTGTGCGGCTGATGTGGACGTTGGTGTATTCTGGATGGGTCAGCGTGGCTTCTACATGTTTGACGGCAACTCAGTGAATGAGCTTCCGTGTGAAGTGCATGACTACGTATTCAGCGATATGAACACTGCGCAGCAAAGCAAGATTTGGGCGCTTAACAATGGCCAATTCGGAGAGGTGTGGTGGTTCTATTGCTCTGGTGATAGCCTTGAAATCGACAGATATGTTGCATTCGACTACAAGGAGCAGCACTGGCTAATTGGCAATCTTGATCGCACGTCAGGCGTTCAGCGCGGTGTGTTCAAATACCCGTTTATGACGACAGCCGCATCTGACCTTAAAGAACATGAGGTGGGGCTAAATGTTGATGGTGAGCGCATCTTTGCGGAAACTGGGCCAATCTCAATTGGTTCTGGGGATCAAGTTATGAGCGTTACGCAGCTTATTCCTGATGAGCAGTCTCAGGGTGACGTTGATGTGTCGTTTAAGACGCGCTTTCATCCAAATGACGTTGAGCGCACATACGGGCCATATGACCCAAATAACCCAACGTCAGTCAGGTTCAGCGGTCGCCAAATGCGAATGTTGGTTGAGGGTGATAGGTTGGCTCACTGGAAAGTCGGCACAATGCGTGTTGACGCAAAGCCGATGGGTAAGCGCTAATGACTGCCCCTGTACTTCCGCCACTTGGCCCAGACTGGAAGCAATGGGGCAGGCAGCTTTCCAGCTACCTATCCCGACAGCTTCCCCGGCTGTTTACAAAGTCCACTGGCGACAACCCGTCTGAGAACGGCATCTTGCTGTGGGATGAAGTTGCTGGCTATCCAGTGGTGTCAAAAAATGGCGTGTGGCGTCAGGTTGTACTTGAGGATGGCCACGCAGATTACATCATTACGGCAGATGCAACGGCGGCTGCAGCCAATACGGACTACAAGCTGACGTATGATGCGATGTCGCACAATCACGGGATTACCTTGGGTACACCAGCGTCTCGCATTGTTTTTGAGGAGGGTGGGCAGTACGTGCTGTCATTCTCAGCGCAGGTTTCATCTACTTCTGGCAGCACGGTTCACTTTTACTTCTGGCCAAGCATTAACGGGACCAACGTGGACAACAGCGCAATGACAACAGCACTCCATCAAAACAATGCAACGATGGTCACGTCAAGGACGCAGGTGTTTACTTTAGCCGCTGGTGATTACCTTGAGGTAAATTGGATGGTTGATAACACACACGGCTTCTTAAACTACACGGCTGCGGCGTCACCCCGCCCTGCTTTGCCAGCTTCAACTTTATCAATAACGAGGCTACATGGATAACGAACTCGAACGATGCAAGCCTTGGATTGAGGCTGCACTAGAATACTCTGGCGGCACCCATGACTTTGACGATATTGTTGAGGGATTGCATAAAGGTGTGATGCAGTTATGGCCTACGCCAAGGGGGTGTATCGTAACTGAAATCGTGATATACCCGAAGAAGAAGGTGCTTAACGTATTCTTGGGTGGCGGCGAGCTGGATCAAATTATGGAAATGCACGAGAGTGTAATAGAGTGGGCGAAGGCGCAGGGCTGCAAGGCTCTAACAATGACTGGGCGCTTCGGCTGGAAGAAACCACTGGCGGTACACGGCTGGAAGCCGCTGCATGCGTCATATGTTAAGGATTTTGAATAATGTCAGGCGGAAAAGGCGGGTCACAAACTTCACAAGTCACTGTACCCCAGTACATTGAAGACGCAGCAAGGGCCAATTTGAGTCGTGCTGGTGACGTGGCTAACATTGGCCCAATTCGTTATGAAGGCCCAGATGTTGCAGCGTACTCACCAATGCAGTTGGCAGCAGCTCGCGGACTTTCGGACACAGCAAGCGCGTTTGGCGTTGCGGGCGGCGGCATGTCCGATCAAGATTTGCGTGGCGGTATGCCTGAGCCTACAGAATTTGCGGGCGGCGTTCGCGGCTACTCGTCTGCACCAATGTACGATGAGTCATTAGCGGCCTTGAAGGCTAGTAGCCCCGGACAGTACGACTTCATCAACAGCCTGTATATTGACCCAGTAACAGGTAATCTAGGTAGCCGTGCGTCAGCACCGCCACCTGTGTATCAAGGCGTTGGCTTGGGTACTACTAATTATGGCGGCGGCGGTGGCTCATCAACTATGGACGAGGCAATCGCTATGGCGCAGGCGTCCAGAAACGCAGGTACGAGCGGGCCTATGCGGCCGCAATCAAGGCCAACGTCAACGCGCAGCCTTTCTGACAGAATCAGAGATACTTTTAGCAACGTAACAGACCCACGCGGTTAAAGAATTAAAGGAGGCCGCGTAATGGTAGGCTTAGGAACAGGCGGAAAAGGCGGAGTTGCAGGCGCACCAGCAAGCGGAGCGCCAACTGGCGGCACATATCAGCCGCTAGCACCGCAAGGCAACTTTAACGTAAATCAAGCAGCGGCTGGCGGATTGCAGCAGGCTATGCAGGGTACTCAGGCAGCAATGGCTGGGCCAAACGTGGGTGCGTTTATGAACCCATACACGAGCATGGTCACGGGTACTGCGCTGAACGACCTTGAGCGCCAGCGTCAAATGACGGCTAACACGACGGGCGCGCAGGCCACTCAGGCCGGAGCGTTTGGCGGGTCACGCCACGGCGTAGCAGATGCGCTAACCAACGAGGCGTTTGCTCGTCAGGGTTCACAGATGTTCGGCAACTTGCAGCAGCAAGGCTACAACAATGCACTCACCTCAGCAGAGAACCAGCAAAGAATTCAACTGGGCGGCGCTGCTCAGATGGGTCAGCTTGGCAATCAGGCGTTCAACACTGGTCGAACCATTCAGCAAGATCAATCTCAGCAAGGTCTATTGCAGCAGGGTATGCAGCAGGCTTTGATTGACGCGGCAAAGGGTCAATTTGCAAACTATGCGAACGCCCCAATGCAGTCCCTAAGCGCACCGCTTGCTGCTCTTGGCGCAACGCCGAATCAGTCCACAACGACGCAAAGCTCTCAGCCGGGTTTGCTTAACTATCTTTCAGCTATAGTTGGAATGGGCGCGTAATGAACTGGAATCCATCATGGGCTAACGCAATTGCTTCAATTGAAAGTCAGGGCAGCGGTGGGTACTCCGCCGTTGGTCCGACTACTCAAAAAGGCAATCGTGCATACGGCAAGTATCAAGTGATGGACTTTAATATCCCGACTTGGACTGAAAAGCACCTTGGTCAAAAATTAACTCCAAATCAGTTTTTAAACAGCCCAGAGGCTCAGGAGGCTGTGTTTAAGGGCGAGTTTGGTTCTTATGTTTCGAAGTATGGCAACCCGCAGGACGCGGCTTCGGCTTGGTTTACGGGTCGGCCTCAGTCAGCGGGTGCCAATCGGTCCGACGTCTTGGGGACAACAGGTTCTGGATACGTCAGCAAATTTAACAACGCCCTTGGCACTGGGGCAACGTCTACAGGAGGCCAGCCAATGATGCAGCCAGAACAAAAACCTAAAGGTTTACTCGGCGGGTTATTTTCCGACCCCGACAAGCGCGCACGTTTGGCAATGGCCTTAGAAGGCATGACACTTAATCCAAACAAGGGCATGATAGCATCATTGCAGGGCGGAATTAAGCAGCGCGGTGAGGATCGAAAAGAGGCTGCTGCCGAGGCTAAAAAGCTTGCGCAGACTAATAAATCATTGGAATTTCTTGCTAGTCAGCCGGGTGGCGAGGATTACGTGCGCCTCGCTGAAGCCGCTGGCGTGCCTACGGCAATGAAGGCTTACTTGGAGAGCAAAAAAGCAAGCGCTGACGGAAAAGACACCGCCCTTATTAGAAACGCGCTGGCTGCTGGCTTTAAGCCCGGCACAAAAGAGTACCAAAGGTTTATTGCTAGTGGGGGCGATATTTACAGCCAAGAAACCGCTATGATGCTAGGGCTTCCGAAGCCGGAAGCTGGGATGACTTATGAGTTTGAAAAGGGCGAGGCGGGAAATATCACTGGATACAAACTTGTTCCTATTAAGGGTGGAAGTGCCGAACTTGAGGCACAGCAACTTGCCGACAAGAAAGACAAGGCCCAAAGCGGACAAGATCGAAAAGACGTGTCTTTTTACGCGGCTGGTGAAAGAATTTTGGCGGAGCTTGGCAAGGAGGGCGCTCTCCTGCCTGCAACCGGACTTATGGCTACCGCAGCAAGAGGCACCCCTTTGATTAGACTGTTTGCTCAGCGCCAAGAGAACGTGGCTCAAGATTTGGCGATCATGGAGTCTCAGGCGCAGTTTGAGACACTGGCGGACCTAAAGGCCGCAAGCCCGACCGGAGCATCTGGCTTGGGGCAACTTACAGATGCTGAACGGAAAGCTTTAGGGAAGTTGAACGCCAACTTTGAATCCAGCCAGAGTGAGCCTGCAATCAGACGCACCATAAAGTCAGCAATGATTTTAAAGTCATACTTTGAAAACGGCATTTTAGACCCAGAAACCAACAAGTATAGAAATGCTACGGACGAAGAGCTGGACCAAATGTCTCAAGGAATCCTGCCGACTACAGCCGAAGGAAAGCCGCTTTTTGGGGATGTTCAGAGATACTTTGGCGAGACTCAGGATCAAACAATTGATGCTGATGATGGCCAATACACCATTAAACAAGTTGGAAAGTAAATTATGCCAACATTTGAAATAACTGCGCCAAATGGCAAAACATATGAAGTGACGGGTAAAAGTGCCGAAGGTGCTTATGCCGCGTTAAGAAAGAGCCTTGCGGGCGTTGATCCCGTTGACGAAATTGACACGCCACTTGAGTACGCAAAAGACATTGGCGGCGCAGCACTTGCTGGTGCTGGTCGTGGGCTTATGGGTACGCTTGAGCTTCCAGAGATGGCTTTGCGCGGTGCAACTCGATTGGGTCAAGAGGGCCTACAAGCTCTTGGCTACGATGTGGGTGAGGACTTGGCAGTCATGGACACATTTACTGGTCGAGGCCTCAACAAAGTGGCCGAAGCTGCTGGCATTGATGACGAGCTTGATTACCGGGGCCAAACTCGTGCTGGCAAGTTTGCTGGCACAATAGGTGAATTTACAGGAGGTGGTGGCGGCATCGGCTTGGGCGGAAAGTTAATAAAAGGTGGAGCAAAGTTAGCTAAAGCATCGGGTGGCAAAGTTGCTAGGGCTGGAGATGTTCTTGATAAAGCAGGACTTTCATCAAGGTCATTAGGCGCTGGCGCTGTTGCGGGTGTGGGTAGCGAGGCTGCGGGGCAGTTGACTGAAGGAACATCTGCGGAGCCATATGCAAGAATTGCTGGCGCTCTCATTGCGCCTTACTCAGCAAATAAAACGCTCTCAGCTCTGCAAAAAAGAAATGTAAAATCTCCAACAATAGCAACTCTTCAGGCTGAAAAGAACAAAGCATACGATTTGCTGAAGACTGAGGGTGCAGGTTTAAGCGGTACTCAGACGGCTTACCTTATGGAAGATTTGAGAAGCACCTTAAACTTGAGCGACATTGTTCTCTCTGCAAAACCTTCCATCGAGAAAGCGTTGAAGTTAGTTGATGAGGTGGAAGCTGCGGGAGCCATGAATTTAGCAAAATTTAATGAACTTCAGAAGGCATTGGGCAGCATATACAAAAGCGCGCCGGATGCACCGCAGGTTTTATCAATGGTTAAAAAAATGGACGACGCCCTTGCTGAAGGCAGCAAAGACGGAGCGTTAATGCTTGCAGCGAAAGCGGCAAATGCAAAGTATTCTAAAGCTAAAATGCTTGACCGATACTTTAGCCAAGCGGTTGAGGGAAAAGGTAGCAAATTCTCAAACTCTGGACAGGCCCTTCAAGCTACAGCGGCAAGAATATTGAAAAATGATAAGGCTTTAAACTTTTGGTCCAATGATGAGCTGACTGCTTTAAAGTCTCTTTCTGACGGGTCTATTGGAACAAGGACACTTAAAGCAATTGGGGCCTTATCGCCAACGTCTGGAGGGGTAAGCGCAGCTTTTAATGTGGCACTAGCATTGGCGACCCCCGGCGTTGCGTTTGAGATTATGGGTATAACAGCAACAACCTTTGCCAAGATGAGCTATAATGCTAAAATAAAAGCTGCACGGAAAGGCCTAGAGGATTTAGTTCGCTCTGGTGGTGTTGCGGAGCCATCCAAGGTAGTAACTAAAGAGCTGGTTCAGGATATGCTATTTAGAATGGGCGGAATAAACGCGATGGAGCAGCAATAATGGAACTTAAACCAAAATCACGCACCGAGGTTGAGGGCATTGTCCAAGACGCGATTTCAAGCGCAGTAGACTTTGTTGAGAGCGAGATTAGCCAAGACCGCATCAAGGCGCAGCGTTATTACGACGGCGAAGTTGATTTGGGTTATGAAGATGGTCGCAGCAAGGTTGTAGCCACCAAAGTACGTGATACCGTACGTGCCGTTAAGCCAAGCCTAATGCGCATATTTCTCAGCACAGCCAAACCCGTTGAATATGTGCCGCACGGTCCAGAGGACGTGGCAATGGCTGAACAGGCCACCGAGTTTATGCACCATGAGTTCACCCGCCTGAACGGGTATCGCGTGATGAATGACGCCTTTCAGGATGCCCTGATTAAAAAGCAGGGCATCGTGAAAGCCTACTGGATGACTTATCCAGAGGCTGAGATATACACATATTCAGACCTTTCAGATGACGAATACACGTATCTGGTGGACGACGATGAAGTGACAGTAATTGAACACAGTACAGAAATGTCAGTGTCGATTGATGTGCAGGGCATGGAAGTTGAAATGCCTGTTCACACCGTCAAACTTAGCCGCCAGCAAGAAAAGGGCGAGCTTTGCATTGAGAGCGTTCCACCTGAAGAGTTTTTCGTAGATCGCGATGCACGTAATCTTAAAGATGCTTATCTGGTGGCTCACCGCACCGAAATGCGTGCTGGCGATCTGATCGCAATGGGCTTTGACCCTGACGATGTGTTGGACTTGGATAGCTTGGAAAGCGGCTCTGAAATGACAGAAGCCGAGGTGTTTGAGCGCCGTGGCTATGACATGGATACGTCAGACAATGACGAGCAAGACCCAGCAATGAAGAACGTCACGGTCACTGAAGCCTACATGCGGATTGACGTAGACGGCACAGGCATACCAGTTTTGCACAAGTTGACATGTGGTGGCTCTGCGTATGAATTGTTGGACTTTGAGCCATGTGACGAAATCCCATTCGCCAAGTTTGAAATCGACCCAGAGCCTCACACGTTCTATGGTCGTTCGCTTGCTGAAATCGTTATGGACGATCAGGACGCGGCAACGTCTGTGCTGCGCTCTATCCTTGATAACGTGGCAATGACAAACAACCCACGCTTGGGCATTGTTGAGGGCGCAGTTAATATTGATGATGTGCTTAACAACGAAATTGGTGCAATCGTTCGTATGCGTCAGCCCGGAGCTGTGCAGGAGCTGTCAGTACCGTTTACTGCGGGCCAGACACTCGGCGCACTGACTTACCTTGACGGCCTCGTGGAGACCAAAACAGGCGTTTCCAGAGCCTCTATGGGTCTTGACCCAGATGCGATGCAGTCCACAACCAAAGCGGCTGTGCAGGCCACTGTGCAGTCTGCTGCTGGTCAGGTCGAGGTTATGGTTCGCAACCTTGCAGACGGTATGCGTGACTTGTTTGGCATTATGCTGCGTTTGATGAATAAGAACGTAGATGAAGAGCAGATGATGCGCATGAATGGCATGTTTGTCCCTGTTGACCCACGGGTGTGGGATTCATCTTTTGACGTGACTATCAACGTCGGACTTGGCACTGGCCGTGAAGAAGAAAAGATGATGGCCTTAGCGCAGGCTTTGCAAATGCAGACTATGGTTTATCAAACCTATGGCCCGCAAAATGGTTTGGTCAGCTTGACCAACATTCGCAACACGCTTGCGGATCAACTTGCGGCTACAGGTATCCGCAATGCTGACCGCTACTTTGCGCCAATCACACCTGAAATTGAGGCTCAAATGTTGCAGATGCAGCAGCAGGCTCAAGAAGCACAGGGCCAGCCAGCCGATCCAAACGCAGCGTTCTTGCAGGCAGAGCAAATGAAAGTGCAGGGCAAGATGCAGTCGGACCAAATGAAAATGCAGTTCGACATGCAGAAAGCGGCGGCAGACGATGACCTCAAGCGTGATCAAATGGCGCAAGACTTGCTGGTTGATGCGGCCAAGATTTACGGCGAGTACGGCACATCTGTTGACGTAGCCAGAGTGCAGGCCGAGCAAGATAAGGTTCGCATGGTCGGCGACATGGCCTCATTGCCATAAACGCGGCTTCGTGTTATATATTTCTGGACTTTAAAAGGATACGACAATGGCTAATATCGGAAAAACAGAGCCAGCGCAT